GCTTGTGGCCATTCCGGTTGCATATGGTCTGTCTGAAGATGTGCTGATCATTGATCCTGAATATCTGGGCGTTTCGACCCTTCGCGCAATGAAGGAAGAGAAACTGTCTAAGACAGGTGACAATGAAAAGCGCCACATCCTGTGTGAAAAAACACTGGAAGTGCGCAACGAAAAAGCGTTAGGCGTAATCGCCGATCTTTCATAAGAGGTAGGTATGCGTTGTATGGGCTTTATGGTATAATTCTCTGAATCAATCGGAGATTATACTATGAAGCTCTGCACGGTCCCTAGGTGTGAAAGAAAGCACTACGCAAAGGGTTATTGCGAACTGCACTATATGCGGGTGCGTAAATACGGAACGCCAGAAGGCGGACCAACAAATCACGCTCCGCCGGAAGAAAGATTCTGGCGGGGCGTAAACAAGGACGGGCCAAATGGCTGCTGGATCTATGAGCGAGGGTTAAGGCGCGGCGTTTACGGGCGCTTCCAGATCGGCGGAAAAGGGTCCAAGCACGTAAGCGCGCATCGCTATTCATATGAGTTGCATAAGGGGCCGATCCCAGAGGGGATGGTGATTATGCACTCCTGCGACACGCCGCGCTGTGTGAACCCTGACCATTTGCGAGCAGGGACGCATAAAGAGAACACTGCGGACATGATCGCTAAGGGGCGCAAGGTCGTTGTCGCACCTAAAGGCGAAGGCCACTTGAAGGCGCGGCTCACGGAAGAGTTGGTGCTGGAAATCCGAAGCTCCACGAAAACCAATAGAGCATGGGCGGAGCGTCTGGGCGTTAGCATAACGTGCATTCGAAAGGCTCGTGTTGGCGAAACGTGGAAGCACATTTGAGGAGAAATTATGTCTGACGAATTGAAAGCAGAATTAGTTGCTAAAGCGAAAGCTGCGGGCATTTGGAATGCTCAAGTGTCATGGAGCGTTGAGACGCTGGAACGCAAGATTGGCGAAGCGGCGTTGCGCGACCAAGAGTTACCGCCTGAAGAGCCGGAAGCGGCGCTAGAGGGCGATGAAGAGATTTTTGAAGAGGCTGAGCTTGAAGAAGTCGCTCCAGAAGCGACAGACGAGCCCGCTGAAGAGGTTTTAGAGCCCGATCCTGCCCCTGAGCAGCCTGAAGGCACTGTGCGCTGCCGTGTGACGAAAAAGGGCGCTGGCAAGATTTTTACCGGCAAGCCCGATCCGAAGCACTTCGCCTGGGAAGAGATCATTTTTATCCCGTTGGCAGCTGCCCGGCAGCTTGAAGACCGCGCATTTTTGGAGATTTTAGATGAGCCGCTCGACTAAAGATTTTGATTATTCGTTTCGCACCAGTGTCGGCACGACTTGGCACATGCGGGACAATGAAGACGGCACGCATACAGCGGTCATGGAACAGGATTGCGATGCAATTCTTGACCATAACGCCGCGCTGCGTGGGCATAATGATGGCTGGTCATCAGACAAGAGCTTTTGCCGGGTTGGATCTATCCCGCTGGTTCAGTTGCAGGACTGGAAGAATATGGGCGTCGATTGGCGTGACCCAGACGGCGCTAAGTGGGTGGTGAGCAAGCTAATGAGCAATGAGTTTTACAAGCTCCGCACAGGGAACATTAAAGTCTGATGCCCTTCTCGACATACACTGAGTTGCAAGCGAGCGTTGCCGATTGGCTGAACCGCACGGACTTGAGCACTCAGATTCCTGATTTCATCGCTTTGGCAGAGGCAGACATGAACCTTGCCCTGGTTGAGAATAAGATGGAAACCACGGCCACGGTTTCGATCACGAGCGGTCTGGGCACGTTGCCAACTGACTGTTTGGATATTCTCACGGTTGAGATGCCGAATGGCGATGTGCTGATTCCCGAAACTGACAGAGAAGCCGACAAATATGAGAACGCTGGTACGTCAGAGGCTGTTACGGTTTCGGGCTCTTCTTTGCGGATTATCCCACCCGGTGACGCTTCGTTTGATGTGACTTTGCGCTATCGGCAGAAAGTGCCTGCCTTGAGTGGGGATAATGCGAGTAATTGGGTGCTTGCGAGTCATCCCAATGCCTACCTGTTCGGATCGCTCGGCCATGCTGAGAGCTTCTTGGTGAACATGGAAAAGGCGGACGAGTATCGCGGTGCATTTGCGCAGGCAGTGGCTGGAATTGTGGGCCGAGACCTTCAGCGCATGGTGCATAGCGTTGAAATGACCAGCGTAAACGGGGTGGGCATCGGGTGATTAGAGTCAGCCCGCAAGCGCCTTTGTGGGCGCAAGCATTGGTCAGCGACTTGAACAGAGAGTTGAACCGGGTTTCGCCTGTTGCGCTGCCCCGGTTTGCGACTGCGGACATGCCGAGCGCTGCCGCTTATGAGGCGCACGCGCTTTGGAATACAACAATCGACCGGGTTTGTGTGTCTGATGGCACCAATTGGCTTCGGCAAGACGATGGAACAGCTGTATGAGTCGAAAACTCCCAAGCCCGCGCGTTTTGCGTAGGCTCATTCAGTATTGCCCGAAAACTGGCGATTTCGTCTGGAAAAAGAGGCCACTTTGGATGTTTGGCGGCAGTGAGCCACGCTGGCGCTCGTGGAATACCAGCTGGGCAGGCAAACCAACTTGCTCGTCAACCACTGCACGCGGCTATAATAGCGGATGCGTGCTCAATTCAGACATTTATGCGCACAGAGTTGCATGGGCTATCCACTACGGCGAATGGCCTAGCGGTCAGATAGACCACATCAACGGTGAGCGAACAGATAATAGGATAGAGAACCTTCGAGAGGTCACATCTCAAGAAAATGCGCGCAATAGGCGGCGCACAGAGAGAAATACGTCTGGAATCGTTGGTGTCTCATGGTCGAAGCGGAAGCGTAAATGGTTTGCCCGCATTGGGGTGAACGGAGAGGATGTTTTCTTGGGTCATTTCGACTGCAAGCAAGACGCCGCATACGCACGCAAGGCCGCAGAGCGGAAATATGGCTTTCACCCAAATCATGGAAGGGAAGTAAATGCCTTCTAGTCCTAGCCCGTTATTGGGTGTTGAGCTTCAAGCCCTTGGCGAGAATCTGAACACTTGGGGCGATACCAAGTTAAATGACGTTATCAAGCGCTTAGAAGAAGCGATTTCTGGCGCTGTCTCGATTGCGGTTGAGGCCAATGTCACGCTGACAACGACAGATTATATTCAGAACCAGGCGCGCTATGCGATGCTGATTTTTACTGGTACTGGCGGTTTTGACATTACCTGCCCCGCCACTGCCAAGTCATATTTGGTGAAGAATAGCTGCGGTGCGGCTGTCACGTTCACGCACGGCTCTGGTGATGAAATTTCTGTTGCCGCTGGTGCGGTCAAGTGGGTTGCAACAGACGGCAGTAATTTCTTCACGGCTGAAGAAGTCGATTATTTGCCTTTAGCGGGCGGCACCCTGACTGGCGCGCTAACGCTTTCAGGAGCGCCTACGGTTGACCTGCACGCGGCAACGAAGGCTTACGCTGACACTATGTTGCCTTTGGCGGGCGGCGTGCTCACGGGTCTTGCTGCTTATGATGACGACAAATCAGGCAGTTACACAGACCGCTCCCTGGTAGATAAGGCGTATGTCCAAAGCGTTGCGCTTGGATCTGTCAGCGTTTCGTTTGCATGGGCGGATGTGACAGGCAAGCCCACGACAATTGCAGGTTATGGCATAACGGATGCTTACACGAAGACAGAAACGGATGCAGCTTACCAGCCGGTAGACAGCGACCTGACAGCCATCGCGGCGTTGACCACCGCAGCGCGCGGGCGTCAAGAGCTAACGAAGCCCAGCGCAACGCATATAGACAACACTGACAGCCCATACGCTGCTTCGTTTGGCGAGGAAATCTTTGTTGATTGCTCAACGGGCGCGGTGGAGATCGATTTGCCTGCCGCGACCGCTGATAGCCTGCCAATTTGGGTGACGGATGACGATGGCGAGAGCGTCACGAACAATATCACGATTGACCCGAATCTGGCCGAGACGATTGCGGGCCAGACAACAATTGAGATCGATCAGGCGCGGGCTTCTGTGAAGCTGGTGCCTTTTGCGGGTGTTTGGAGAATTGAGAAATGACAGCCTTAAGCACTTTATTTCCATCTGCGGGCGGGGGCAGCGCGCCTTATCCTTCTGCGGGCTATCACTCCATTGGATTGGGTGACCTTGCAAACACTTGGGGCGCATCATTATCAAGCAACACAGACTATCTTTTCCCGTTTGTGCCACGAGCGGACGTGACAGTGGATTCGCTCTACTATTTGCGCAGGTTTTCGGGTGGTGACGTTGCTCTTGGTATGTATGACAATAGCGGCAACCTGCTCAGTGATTGCGCTCTAGATAGTGTTACCACTGCGGGTTATCATGAGGTTGCAACGACAAATTTCGATCTGACGGCAGGCGAGCTTTATTGGTGGCTTATCAATACAAGCTCTGCATCGGCGGTGACGGCTGATTTTCTGGCCACATCCGATCAGTGCATCTCAGGCATTCTTTCGCGTTCTATCGAGGTGCCGGGCGGGATGTATTCGGGCGGGACAGCCCCCACAGCGAGTAATAACCGCGCTGGAATTTCGAAGTCCCGCACGAACGCCATTGCTCCTAGCACCATCACAATGAGCGGCTGGGACGCAACCACAACCATCATCGTCGGGGGCATCGTTCCAGCATGACCGTAACTGTAAGACCTGTCACGATCCCGGAACCCACTGAAAAGTGGGTCACGGCCTACCGCTTTCTGTTCCAGCTTCACACGACTGAGCAGCAAGTTGCACTCGATATAGCGCACACTGAAGCCATGGGCCTTTCGGTCGCTGAAATGTCTAGCACTGATCAAGCGCTTATGAGCACAAACGGTTTCCCCGTTGCAGCCTTGCGGGTGCTTCGTCTTGCCTATGAGATGATGGACAAGCTGCCGGACAAGGTAGATCTTCTGTCAGCGGATATGGCCTATTTCTTCGGCGCTGCGAAAGCTTGCGGGGCGTATGGCCTTGATAGCGCTGCGGCTGATCTGGAAATCGCGCGGATTCAGAGTGACACGCTCCCCGCCGCCTAATTACAGGGATGGTTGCACGCTCGGCCCGCAACGGCTCGGCAAGGTCTCTCATGAAGACATCTGCAACCGGCATGATGAAGACTGGTGGAATAAGCGCCGCCCCTTAGACAAGCTCTGGGCTGATCTGAAGTGGGCTGGGCGTTTGGTCTGGCGTCACCGGGCGAATTTCCCCTGGCAGATTCATGCGGTCCTGCTGGCCGTTCTGGGGCTCTTATTCATGCTTACAGTTGGTTGGTTCTACTGGGCCGGGATTCTGGGGCCTT